ACATCCACCAGCACTTCCACGTCCCGGTCCCGGCAACCATCCATTACTTCTCACGAATTGAAGAATATCTTGCACAATGAGAAAGTATCCAGATAGTTCAAACTCATGAATAATAGACAGTTCATATTTAATACGATCAGTATATTCCTTCTTCTTGTCATCTTTTAAATGCATAAGTTTTTCCCGCCAACCATTTCTACATAACTGTGTTAGATAATCATTTTCAGACATATCTCCACAATCTACGCGAGGCAGTTTAGGCTTAGAAAGAATGCTATACTGTTGCAGTTCAGAATATAACTGTTTAGTTCCAAAGTATTGCTTTTCGCTAGGTATAATCCTATCGGTTGGATGAAAGAAATAATGATCAGATTCAAAGAACTTTTTATACTCTCCCATATCCACATCTTTAGCTCTTTTAAGCGTAGTTTTAAAGTTAAGACACAATACCATCCTATGAAGAATTGCATCATTTTGTTCAGCATAATAAACTGGCATAACTGCTAGTTGATCTTCTGTGTAAAATTGCATGTCTTCTTTGGCATATTCTATCTTTTCTTTAGATGCTAGCTTAATTAAAGCTCTATATCCTTTTAGAGATTTAGCAATGTAATACCCATTGTCGGCTTGCATTCCAAGAATGGGTACGATCCCAGCTTTATTCATGGCATTGAAGAAATCAACAACACCACTAATAGTTTCAATATCTGCAATTAAGCAATGTGTATAGCCTAATTCTTTACATTTTTTAGCAGCTTCATCGGGCTTGATGAAACCTTTCAATAATGAATAGTGTGTTGTTATCACTGGCAATATCATTCAACAGCTCCCGGATCTTTGTAAGTTCCAATCACAAATCCCGGCCTAGTACATGTTTCGACCGTTTTTTGCATTCCAATAGTTTTGATTTGATCTTCGATATGATGACACATAGTTTTTTCAGTTCCCGGCCAGTTTGTCTTATAGTAATGACATAGCTTTTGACATTTAAAACTTTTTCGATCTTGTGATATAGGCTTAGGCTTTTGGTTTGCTCTGATTTCTTCAAACATTAATTTCAAAGTATTATTAAGGAAATACTCATCATCATCTTTGTCAAAAGCAAGCGTAAATGGTCCACCATCCCTACAGAAAAAGATAGTCATTAATGTATATCTATACTTAGGATACAATTTACCAATAGCATAGTGATATAGTAATAGCTGAGTATCTTTCATCAGTTTGTCGTAGTCCTTGCGTTCCCCAGTGGCCCAATCGAGCCTCTGGCCAGTCTTCCAGTCGATTACTTCTATTGTACCATCTTCCATCTCAGTTACAAGGTCAATTGTTCCTTTAATGGCAAGATTTCCAGAAATTGGCCCATCTGGGCCATCAAAAGTAAATTTTGCCCAAGGCTCATTGATCGGAATGTCGAAGTGAGGTTCAGTATCAATAATCTTGCGATTGCGTGGATCAAATTGACCACTGTTATATGATAGGGTATCCCATACCATTTTCTCACAAAATTTATAATCTTTGTCGTCGAAAGAATTATGAGTAGAGTTTTCTCTATAAAATTTAAAACTTCTATTTAAAATAGAATAAACAAATGCATCACTGTGTAATTCCCTTTCAGTAAAAGAAAAATCACCCAAGGGTTCCTGAGTGATTTTCATTGTAGATCTTTTATTAAACTGAGTCCTCTTTTTGCATATTGCTAATGTTTCAAATACTGCGTGCGTTATGGTTCCCAAATCTGCTTTTTTCCCTGATGGAGAATAATGTCCGAGAACATAAGTCATAAAATATTGAAGTTCACAATATTTCCAATTGTTAAGACTTGAAGATCTAAAATATGTGGTTATCATTTGATTGATGTAACTGCCTGTCTTTTATATACTACTTCGGGCGTATTTAATATACTATCTTTAGATAGCCAATTCCATTCATCCAAAAGTTTAATTAACTCTTGACAAGATTCTTCAATTGTCATATTTTGATTATCCAGTACAAAATCGAATCCCTCATAACTATCTAATGCTAATTCACTTTGATGACAGTCTTCGTCTGCGACATGTCTTGTGAGTCGAATCACCTTACCACCAGCTTTTTGAATGGCTTGTATTTCATTTTCAAACCGTGCATCGGATATAATTGCCAAGTTTGATTCTTCCGCTAGAATATCCTTGGTCAGTCTATCTGTCCAAACCTCCGAATAAATCTTTCTAAAAAGATCTGTCCCAATATACTGCATAATTTCACGGTTTGTCATAAAACCAGATTTACCTTTGGATTTAGTAGGCATCTCTTCCCACTTATATTTGGTATATTGGTTTTTCTGCTCATCTGTACCATATACACCATCTTTTTCTACGTTAAATAACCCAATAAGCATTTCCTTCAGAGCGGTGGCAAATGCATAGTGTTTAACAAATGGCCAAATATTATCTATTGCCCACATTGCAAAATCAATATCTACTCTAGTTACATCAATAATACCTTTTCCAATTTCAGTTTTTCCAGATGCATCTGTCACTAGGGTTTCAATAATCAATTCGCCTTGGTCAGTAATTTCAAAACCATCGATAATGCCATATGATTTAAGTTGATATCCATGTAAAAAATTACAAAGAGTATTCTTTCCTGATTGTTTTTTACCTGAAAAAGCTAGTGTTTTACTCATTAAAAAAGTCCTTTAAGTTGTGGTTTGAGTTCGTTGTTTATATCTTCAATAGACATTTCTCCAATGTCTTTTTTGGATATCTTAGGTGTAAAGTAATTAAATCTTCTGCCGCCTTTTTGTATAATACCTTCTGCCGCTTTTTGCCCTGCTTCATCATTGTCTGTTAATATAACAATGTTCATTACTCCAAGCTCTTCAAGATTGATTAATTGATCCTCACTAAGATCAGATCCAAATATACCAGCGCAATTTTTAATTCCTGCCTCATATAATCTCCAGACATCACCTTGACCTTCAACCAATACAATTGTTGATAGTTTTTGAATGTGTGGTTTAGTAACCCACAGTCCATACAAGAAGAAAGATTTCTTAAAACCTTTGCTATTCAACCACTTTGGTTTAGTGTGTTCATCAGTTGCCCTTCCGACACATCCAACGTATTGAGAAATTTCGTCATATACAGGAACGACTGCCCTATTAAACATTTGTCTATTAGAATTATAACACTCACCAACGTCAAAAGCCATTAGGGTTTCTGGTAAAAAACCTCTACTTATATAGTATTTTGATGGAATGTCAAGTGTTGAAATAACTTGTTCTCGTGATATGTTTAAATTTAACTTTTCAGATTTTCGAGTTAATATTTCGTTAATCTTATTGATCTCATATATACTTTCACTAATCTTTTCTTCTGGTATATCTACGATTTTTTTATTTAAAAATGATAGTGAAAAATTAATAGCTTGGTAGAAATTAACTTCTTTACCTTCTCTTTGTGAAAGAACTCCTCTCACAAAGCCTATCATATTTTTACCATAATCTTTTTCACACGAATGTGTCCAGCAAACCCAATTTCCTTTAGTTTTAGAGCCATCAGTAAATATACATGATCCTTCGCAGTTGTCTCCTCCATGCACTGGGCATGGGAATGCTAGTCTATTAGGAAATTCTATATATTCAATTTTTAAAGCGTTAAGTAGGGATGGTGCTTTATCCGATAATTCATTACATATCGAATAAATCTTCTCCCGACTCACCTTCTCGAATTTCGAAGGAGTTGTCTTGACTTGCATTCGCGGCTCCATTTTTAAGTTCATCTCTTGTATACCATTCAGTAAGTTTAGCGATTGAGCCATTCATTTTTACATTTATATAATTACCATGATCTAATCCAGATCCATGCCTTGCCTTAACAATTACAAATTTCCTATTCCCATGTTCATCACCATCATCAGCGATTTCTTCATCGCTTTTCATTTGGAATTTTGCAACTGTAGAAGCTAGCCATTGAAGTCTATCAGACTGAGCAATCTCTTCTTCTCTATTAAGCTGAACAAAGGATAGGCAAGGTAGATCGTATTTAATACAGAAATCATTCATCTTTGTAATCTGAAAGCCTAAAGCCTGATATTCTTGCATAGCAGCTGTTAGCCCAGCTGAACTCATCAACTTAAAATAATCGTATATGATTAAGCAGTCTTTAGTTCTACCATTTTCATCAAATCCAACATATTGATGCACCCATCTTTTAATAATGTTAAGGATGTTATCAAATGGTTGTCCTGCAATTGATATATAGTGATATGGTATCTTTTCAATCAACTTAGCTGCGGCTATTACTTTCTCTTTAGAGTTAAAGACCTTAGCAAAAGACCCTTTTGCAATCTCGTTAATCTTAATTCCACTAATATTTGCCAACATACGATTTCTTTGATCGCCAAGATCCATCTCTGTATCTAAATATAGGACTGGAATATCATAAACTTCCGAAACATATTTTGCAACATTAGTAGAGATAACACTTTTACCGACACCAGTTCTAGCACCTATTAGGGTGACTGACTTTCTTCTAAGGCCACCTCCGATAGCTTCGTCAAATCTAGGAAAACCCGTAGGAATGCCAAGATAATCAGAGGGATTATTAATAAGATACTCAACATACTCATCAATGTCTTCGCCAAGAAGAACAGTCTTGTTATTTTGCTCTTTATATGCAAGTGAAGTAATTTCCATGATTGGGGTTTCAACCATGCCAATAATATCTTCTACACTTTCATCGCCTGTAACTTTAGCCATAGACTTGTCACAGATAGATAATGTCTTCTTAATATCTCTAGCTAATTTAAGTTTAGTTAGTTTAGCTGCAAATTTAGGGATGTTGTCTTTATTGATGGGGAAATTAAAAAGCGACCGGATGAAACTCATCTCGGTCGATTTATTAATTAGTTCATATACACCCAATTTCTGGGCTGTTGAGAATATAGAGAGATATTCAATATTCTGATTATTGTTGATAACGTCTTGCAAGCATGTAAATATAACCTGATTTAATTCGTGGCTAAAGTATTCTGCTTGCAAGAAATCGAGTTCAACATAAACTTCCAGTCCGAACTGACAGATGCCAGCTAAGACGGCACGTTCAACTGGTAAATTCTGCAATTCGGACTGGCTCATATTAATTCACTCCATAAAACTTTTTTACAAGACGAGGCAATTGATGATAAGCAGAAACTATTTTATCTGCCTGATCTTGTGCTAGTTTACGATTTTCTAACGCTACATTCTTTTCAGAAATAAGTTGATTATTCGCTTCAAGCAATCTCTTGTTTGAATCTAATATACTATCAGTATAAGCTTGCATCTCCGCAAGTTGTAGTTCATATTCAAGAACTTCTTTATCCAGCTCTCTAATTCGATTCTTTAGTTCATCTTCTGTCGATGTTCCGTATTGACGATTAGCAAGCTCATAGATATGAATGGTTTCAATTTGAGCCAATGCATCTTTAATAATATCAAGTTGATTATATACATTTAACGGATTCTTTTCTTCGCCCATTATATTCTCCTTAAGGGTAAATTCTATAGATTGGATACGGGTAGTATACAGGTTGGTATGTTTGAACCTGCACTGGTACATAGATTGTTCTAGGCACAATTACATATTGTGGTTGTTGGACTACATATTGATATTGGACTACGATTGGTTGAGGTTGCTGAACCACAACTGGAATTTGTGGATTAACCACAAACAATTGACCTAACGACATTGCTGCCAGTGCTACTAGTGTATTCATTTGTCACCCATTTCTCCTATGATTGTGCTACTAATTATTCTATATGATACTATACAGTAAAACGCTATGAATAGTATAAATCCTATTTTGAAATATGTCAAGACCCCGAACTCCCAAACCCGTTTTCTCCGCGAGAAGTTTCGCTTAGGTTGTCAACGGCAACAGGAGTAAAGTCTGGAGAGTATTGAATTAAAATCTGAGCAATTTTATCTCCAAAATTAAAAATTTGATATTCATCACTTTCGTTGACGAGTAAAACCTTCACCTCTCCTCTGTATGGCGAATCAATCACTCCAGCCATAGTATCGATCCCCTTCTTAACTGCGTGACCAGAGCGGGGCCAAATTAGCCCAACAAACCCCTTTGGAATAGCCAACGCAATGCCAGTTGATATAAGCCTACGTTGCCCCGGAGCAATTGTAATTGTTTCCTTTTCATCATTGTATAAATCCAATCCAGCGTCAAATGTGTTAGCTTTATCTGGAAGTTTTGCAGTGGATGTAAGTAACTTAACTGCTAATTCGCGACTTTCAAAAATGCTCATGATTTTCCTTTCAATAAACAAGATTCACAACGATAATACTCTCTAGCATATATTGGTAAAACTGATTCAGACTTTCCACATAGTTGACATTGCTGCTCTACTTTATTTTCATTTATAGATTTTCGATTTCTTTCAACTAGATCAACTTTAGGAGTTTTTACATCTTTAGCTTCGCTTCCATCATCTAGGAATTGATTCACTCTTTTTTCAATTGTTATAGTTTGTTTCTTATTAATTTTACTATTCATAGCATTTGATTTTTGCATTGTAAATTGCCCAATATCAAATTTACTATTTGTCTTTTCTACGATTAAAGTCTGTTTTGGTTGCGGTTGTGATTCTAACGCTTCTAGAACATCCATCCCCATCCTGATTAAATCAAAGTCGTTTGTAGCTTTTCCTCTTTGAATTAATTTTTCAGCTTTATCTTTAAGATCGTTCATAGCTTTTGTTCCTTCCCATATTTTCAAGAACCTTCATGGCAGTCTCTACCGATCCAATTGTCGCTTCTCCCGCTAATATTCTAGCCTCAGATGTTGTTTTGAGCATTTGTAATTTCAATCCTGATTTATGATTTCTGATGGCTGAATGATATTTTTCTTCCCATTTTGCGTATTTGTCATGACTAACGCCTGTAACAATATACCATATACCCTGTTCTGCCCAAGCCTTAACAGCCTTCTCTCTTGCTATAATGCTTTTGAGATGCATAAGGTATTGATTGAGTAAGAAAATTGAGGCTTGATAGTCTGGAAATGTCATGGATTTTAATTCTTCGCGAGAGTATTGCAGTATCTTTCCCACCTCCTCTGTTTTATCCCCAAAGCCAGTACCATACTCTATTTTACTCTCTGTAATCCAATTGTCAATATTTTCATGGAATTTTTTTATCTTTTCTTCTAATTCCTCCATATCTTACTTCTCCACTCTTCAATAGATTCGTTATGGAATAGCTCTATCAATTCTAAATTATTTATTTCACACCACTTCTTCTTGTCTCTGTCTCTAGCCTGAGCTTTATAAAAATCCATTTTATTCTTAAAAAAGAAATTATTAAATTCTGTATGCTGCTCCCCGTGAACTTCAACAATAAGTTTTCTTACAGGAATAAAAAAATCCGCCTTTAGGGTGGATTTTCTAGTTGATGTTTTTGTTCCGGGCAATATTAGTTCTTCTAAAATCCTATCATTAGGATATTTGTCTTTTAAAAGATCTTTAGCTTTATTGTGTAGTCCAGATCTTTTTTCTGTATCTACAATATTATTACTTGGAATCCATGAATATTCTTGTGAATCCAATCCTATAATTTTCAATATAACATTTCCTTGACTTTAGATTCTAGAGAGAGGTATGCCTCTGGATGTTCCTTGAGATAATTGTATGCCTTCTCTTGTCCCTGCACCTTGACTTTTTCAGACTCAATAAAATCTAGATTATACCAAGACCCAGCTACTGAAATTAAACCAAGGTCAATAGCAATCATAAGAATCTCTTGAACTTTATCAATCCCATGCCCAAAACGAATCCAGCTTTCACAGGCTTTGTGAGGCGCGCCAATTGAAGAACATAAAATATCCCAAGTTACTTTTAATCCAATAACATTTTTATTCTCTTTTGTACTTCCTGATGACTCCCAAGGAGTTACACTCTTCACTTCCATACGTGTATCTGCTTGGAATTGAATTTTTACTCCACCATCTGCCATCTTACTTTTTCCGTATCCACTTGTATTTGTAATCATGTGAGTGATTAAGATGATTAAGCACTTTTGATTTGGAACTGTTTGTCCTAACTTTTTAACAAAGTCTGAAAGAATCTTTGGGAGTCCCGGCCTTGTCATTCCGCTAATATCCTCATCAAGATCTCGCAAAGGTATAAGAGATGAGATAGAGTCAATAACTAAAACACATCCTTCATTTTCTTTTGCTGATACAAGTTTTCTGGCGATGTCTAGGAATGTTTCCGCTGGTAAAGGCTCATCTCCAGATCTAATTACTTGAACTTTAGATGGGTCGATACCCGGAACTTCGAAGTTCATTTCTTTTAGTCGCCCTTCAACGTCAAGATAAATGATCTTGCGTCCAAGAGCTTGACAGTTGGCGATAATCTGCATAGTGGTTGTAGTCTTGCCTACTTTTGGGGGGCCAGAAAGAATCATCCAAGACCCCTCTTTAACGCCACCACCAAGAGCTAAATCAATAGCAGGGCTAATAGATATATTCTTATAACTTCTCTTCTGTTCTAAAACTTTATCGCCAGTCGTTACATAGTCGCCATATTTTTTGATAAAATCTTTATCCATCTTTGAAGTTGCTGATTCTTCATTGGTCGTCGCCATTTTCAATTTCCTTCAATTTTTGTATTAATGTTTTAGTTCCAAATGATTTTCTAGGTCTGAACTCAAGTGGTTCTACTTTTATTACTTCCATTGTAACATGCTTTGGGGCATTGTCAAGAGCGTATTTTATTTTTTCTATATCTTTTTTTACATTTCTCGCCCCTAAAGAAATTGTCTTTGATCCGCTTTTAGATTTAATAAATTTAATTACAGGCTCTTCACCGTACTCTTTAATTAATTTATTTGCTAATGAGACTTGTCTTATATATATTTTTTTCCACTTTGGTAGGTTCCAAAATTTATATGGTAAGGTTCCAGCCTTTTCATGTGTTGCTTGCTTTTGACATACAATTTCTGCAACATACTGGGCAGAAGTACAAAAATCCCCGGTTGACGGGGATTTGTATTTGCTTATCTCTGTTCTTTGCTTTGACATTTACAATTTTCTTTACATCTTTTTTTATACATCATATTTTCATTGTCTGGAGTTAGCTCTCTAACTTCTTCATTTTCAGCAAGGGCAAATTCTGGCCAATGAAATTTTTTGACATATATTTTGTTGTCTTCTTTTAGAATACCAAAACACATATATTTATATGTCATTGTATCATTGCCTGTAATATCTTTTGATATACCTCTAGATATTAGAAAATTATTAAGTCCATTTTTATCTTCAAATATTGTTTCTTCTGGCATACCCGGACATATGACTTTAACTTCAGTAATCTGTAAATTATTATTATTACAGTATATTTTTAATCTAGTCCAAGGATCTTTTTGATCCTCAACATCAAAATCAGAAATTGCAGAAGTTCCATCACTTAAAATGCATCGCCATAGTATTTCGCCGCTATGTAATAATTTGATTGTATGAGGAGTATATTTAGTACAAATCATTTTCCATCCCTGATTTTATGAATATAGGGAACGGGTTTTTTTGCCGCATCTTCGCGTCTTTTGAATGCGGTTTCATCTGCTCTCATTGATGCTTCTTGTGTCATAGCAATAAATGCAGTGTCCTTTTTCTTCGCAAATACATCGAATGTAGTCGGAGAAGGGGTTTGATTTACATTTTCTTGGCTTTGCTTTGGTTCGTTGACTGGTGTTTTCTTCTTTGCCATTTTAGAATCCTTTATTTATAAATGCTCTTCTTGCTTGTGTTAAGAATACTTCTCTACGAGTTTTGAGATATTCTACATATTTATCAAATATTGCCTTATCCACTTTTTTAAACTGGAAGTTGTATGCGTTTATTTTATTCATATCCATTCCATAAGGATCAAACAGTTCGCCTCTTCCATGCTTAACGTAATAATTAGAGCTAATTCTATCATTTTCCTTGTTGTGTAATTCAATAATTTTAGCAACTGCTACATTTTTTTCACATAAATAACCAGCTTTATCAAGATATACTGATTCTACAGTATCTTCTTCTGGTATAAATAATCCTTCTAAATTTTCATTTTCATTTCTTGACATTATGTTCCACTCAGTCCTTCCAATTTCTCTTTGACTTTTTGCACGCAATTCCATTTATCAAAACCAACTACATGTATTTCCCCATTGTCGGCCATTCCATATTCTTTAAATAGATCAGCACAGTCTACTTCTATTGGATCATAACTACCATCCGATAACATCCTATATATATAGACTTTGAATTTCATTACCCCCATATGAGGCCCAACATTTATCTTTTCTCTATTTATCATAGTTTTCCCGTTTCTATATATTTAGCTTTCTTCTCTGTAGTCAAGCTGGCTATTTTTTTTAAGTCCTGCCTGTCTTGTCTTTTATTTAATTTGTCTACTGTACCATCTTTTGCCATTTTCTCTTCTAGTCCGTATCTTCCAAGAGCTTTGGCGTTTTTTTCAGCTAATTGCCCTAGCGTCTTGACCTCTTTATTTATTATAACGGGAGGACCGTCTAAAACAACCGATAATCCATCCAGTTCGCAAAAAGGACACTGTTTTTTCAGAGGCTCTTTTATACTGTGAAATTGTTCAAATTCTTCTTTGCATTCGCAACATCTATAATGATAAGTTGGCATATTATTCCTCTAATAAATATTCATTCGGATCATATTCTCTATATTCTTCCCCACTCCATATTAAGAATGTTCTATAACTTTCTCTATATGCAATTCTTTCCTCTTCTGATAATTTAGATTCATCTAGTAACATTTCATAAAATTGAATAAAATCATCATTGATATATAAGGACTCTTGTTTTATATCTTGAGTTTCTGATTCATAATATACTATGGAGCCAATTAAGGCTCCACAGATTAGTATAACGGGTATGATCTTCTTCACTTTAATCTTTCTAATATTCTACCAATAATTTTATTTCTAACGATGTCGCTAGCTTCTAATTCG